AGGCCGGGGCCTCGCTACTCGCGGAGCTTCGGCGCGGACGAGCTGCGGAGGTGATAGACGTGCTGCCAAACCCGGCCGACGCGCCCCCGGAGGCCTTGCGGATTGACGACGGCGCGCCCCCACCCGCCCCCGACCCCCCGCTAGCGGCAGCCGACCACGGCCAGGCACTTGCTTAGTAATCCGCACATGCAGTCCGTGACTTTTTTGAGCCACGACCATCGGAACATCTCGTGTAACATTGTTACTCTGCAAAAATGTCAGTGTAACAGCGTTACACTGAGACCTTAATAAAGCTTAGGGAACAATGAGTTACAAGTTTTTTGCTGAAATGAAAAATTTTGCAACGTAAAAAATTTTATACAAAAAAAATATGACGCCAGCGCAGAAACAGATATTTTTGGTGATAGATGAGTGGTGGAAGAGATATGGCTTTGGGCCTTCGATAGATGATGTGATGGAATTTACTGGGGAGAAAGGAAGGGGGAATGTATCTAGGAAGATGTGGGTGTTGGTGGATTTGGGGATATGTAAAGGAGTGAGGAAGAGAGCGAGATCTATACGACCTTCTGGGTTGAGGGTTAGAACAATTGAGTGATTTAACGGATGAGGAGTTGTTTGAGTTACTAAAGTCTTTACCTGAGGACAAGTTGTTGCAGGTTGTGGATCAGTTGCCTGTTGGGCAGAGAGATCATTTGTTGTTGATGGCGGATGGGTATGTAAGTTCTGTTAATAGGGAGAAAGGTCAGAATGATTTCATGGAGTATGTAAGAGCGATGTGGCCGGGTTTTATACATGGGAGACACCATGAGGTAATGGCTAAGAAGTTTGAGGAGATAGCTTCTGGGAAGTTGAAGAGACTGATTATTAATATGCCTCCTAGACATACGAAGTCGGAGTTTGCGTCTTTTTTGCTGCCGAGTTGGTACTTGGGGAAGTTTCCTGACAGGAAGATTATTCAGGCTTCTAATACCTCTGAGCTAGCGGTAGGATTTGGAAGGAAAGTGAGGAACTTGGTTGGCGGGGATGTTTACGCCAAGATTTTTCCTAATGTATCTTTGAGACACGACTCTAAAGCTGCTGGTCGGTGGTCTACTAATATGAATGGGGAGTACTTTGCTATTGGGGTGGATGGGACTGTTACGGGTAAAGGCGCAGATTTACTGATTATTGATGATCCTCATAGTGAACAAGAAGCCAAACTAGCCGAGTCTAATCCGGCGGTTTATGATTCTGTGTATGAGTGGTTTACTTCAGGCCCCAGACAACGGTTACAGCCTGGGGGAGCTATTGTTATAGTAATGACTCGGTGGTCAAAGCGGGATTTGACCGCTCAAGTCATTAAAGCAGCAGCACAAAGAGGAGGAGAAGAGTGGGAATTGATAGAATTTCCGGCTATTCTTCCTTCTGGCAAGTCTTTATGGCCTGAATTCTGGTCTTTTGAAGAATTAGATGCACTAAAGACTGAACTATCGAATAGTAAGTGGCAGGCCCAATACCAGCAAAATCCGACCGCAGAGTCGTCGGCTCTTATAAAAAGAGAATGGTGGAGAGTGTGGGAGGAGGAAGAGCCTCCAGCGTGTTCTTTTATCCTGATGGCATGGGATACAGCTTACGAGAAAAGTAACAGAGCAGATTACTCTGCATGTACGACTTGGGGGGTTTTTACAACCACCAACGAAGACCAAAGGGAAATAACCAATATTATTTTGTTGAACGCAGTGAGAGATAGAGTCGAATTCCCAGAATTGAAACGCATGGTGATGTCTGAATACAAAGAATGGAAACCGGATTCGGTCATTATTGAAAAAAAGGCTTCTGGTGCCCCTTTGATTTACGAACTGAGAGCCATGGGGATTCCTGTGCAGGAATTTACCCCGACAAAAGGCAACGACAAAATCATAAGACTAAATGCAGTGTCTGACCTTTTTGCTTCAGGAAGAGTCTGGGCACCCAATACACACTGGGCCGAAGAAGTCATAGATGAGGTCGCCTCTTTTCCTGTGGGAGATCACGATGACTATGTGGATACCGTCTCTATGGGATTGATGCGTTTTAGGAAAGGCGGTTTTCTAACAACAGACATGGATGAAGAAGAGCCTAAGAAGGATTTCCGGTCCAGGCGCGCTGTTTACTATTAAGGATTGAACATGGAAAAATCACTCTATCAAGCCCCCGTAGGACTTGGATCTCTTGTTGGGCCGGAAATTGAAGTTATCATCGAAGAACCGGAAGTAACTATTGAAGTAGAAGAAGAAGATTTTAATAGCAATCTGGCAGATGAATTGAGTTCAAGTCAATTGCAATCTTTAGCCTCTGAACTTCTAGAAGATTACGGTACGGATATAAGCTCCAGACGGGAATGGCTAGATACCTACGTCAAAGGGTTAAAGCTGTTAGGTCTTAAATACGAAGAACGAACCGAACCTTGGCCGGGTGCTTGTGGTGTTTTCCATCCCCTGCTGATGGAGTCGGCGGTTAAATTCCAGTCAGAAACGATCATGGAAACCTTCCCCGCAATGGGGCCGGTAAAAACCGTAGTCATAGGTAAAGAGACACAAGAGAAAAAAGACGCTTCCGTTCGTGTTGCTGCGGACATGAACTATGAATTGACGGAAGTAATGCGAGAGTACCGGCCAGAACATGAGCGGATGTTGATCAGTCTCTGTCTTTCTGGGAATGCTTTCAAGAAAATCTACTTCGATCCTTCTTTGAATAGGCAGACTGCTGTGTTTATACCAGCAGAAGATATCGTTGTTCCTTATGGAGCAACCAACCTGGAGCAAGCCGAACGGGTCACTCACAGGATGAGGAAGACCGAAAACGAAATGCGACGGTTACAAGTGGCTGGATTTTATAGGGATGTGGATCTTGGTGCTCCGGTCATGGTTTTAGATGAAGTAGAAAAACAAAAAGCCAAAGATCAAGGTTTTAACGCTTCTGTAGATAGCAGATTCCAGATTCTGGAAATGCACGTTGATTTGGATCTTGAAGGATATGAAGACGAAAAAGACGGAGAATTAACTGGCATAGCCTTACCGTATGTCGTCACGATAGAAAAAGGCACCAATACGGTTTTGGCCGTGCGGAGAAACTGGTTAGAAGAAGACAAACTCAAATTCCGGCGGCAGCACTTTGTGCATTATGGATACATACCGGGTTTCGGGTTTTACTACTTTGGACTGATTCATCTGATCGGTGGTCACGCTCAAGCAGCGACCTCATTAATGAGGCAGTTGGTAGATGCAGGAACCCTATCTAACCTACCCGGCGGGTTAAAAGCACGGGGTCTTCGTATCAAAGGAGACGACACCCCAATTGCACCGGGAGAATTCAGAGATGTAGATTTGCCATCAGGCGCAATAAAAGACAACATTTTGCCTTTACCCTACAAAGAACCCAGCAACGTACTTTTGACGTTGATGGACAAAATCGTCAACGACGGCCAAAGGTTTGCGGCAACAGGAGATCTCAAGATCAGCGATATGTCTTCTCAGTCTCCTGTAGGGACTACGCTGGCTATTCTTGAAAGAATGCTGAAAGTGATGTCTGCTGTACAGGCAAGAATTCACTATGCCATGAAGCAGGAATTCAAACTTCTGGCCGGGATCATAAGGGACAACTGTCCTTCTGAATACACTTATGAGCCGGAAGTAGGAAGCAGAAAAGCCAAACAATCTGATTACGATCTTGTCTCGGTCATACCTGTTTCCGATCCCAATGCCTCAACCATGAGCCAAAGGGTCGTCCAGTTCCAAGCCGTTTTACAACTATCGGCAGGCGCACCTCAGATATACGATCTGCCTTATCTCCATAGGCAAATGGTAGAAACCTTGGGCGTAAAAAATGCGGAGAAAATAATTCCAATAGAAGATGACATGAAGCCTGTAGACCCGGTTACAGAAAACATGAACATCATGCGAGGAAAGCCAGTAAAAGCTTTCTTGATTCAGAACCATGAAGCTCATCTAAGCGTACATATGGCAGCTATGAAAGATCCTAAGCTGGCTGCTCTTATGGGACAAAACCCAAAAGCACAAGCCCTACGAGCAGCCGCAGCCGATCACATCATGGAGCATGTAGCCTTTGCCTACAGGAAAGGAATAGAAGACCAACTTGGCGCAGCACTCCCCCCAATGGAAGACGACGAAGTCCGTGAGTTGCCTCCAGAGATAGAAGCCCAATTGGCTCAATTGACCTCACAAGCAGCCCAAAAACTGCTGCAAAAGAACACTGCTGAGACTCAACAACAACAAGCAGCAAAACAACAACAAGACCCCTTGATCCAAATGCAGCAGAAAGAACTTCAGATTAAAGAACAAGAAGTCCAACAGAAAGGCCAAATTGCCCAAGCCGAATTGCAGCGCAAATCTACAAAAGACCAGATGGATGCAGCCGGTAAAGCGGATGACATCAGGCTTCGTGAAGAGACTTTGAAAGCAAAGCAAGATTACGACGGTGCAAAATTGGGCGTAGAGATTAAAAAACATCAGACGGAACAACAGAACAAACAAGAACTTGAAGGAACAAGGCTGGGTATAGACATAGCGAAAAGCAGGGTACAACCCACTAACGTCCAATGAACTCCTCTTTGGAATACCTCAACTCAAAACTTGAGGAACGGCGTATTGAAATAGAACAGCATTTAGGTAGAGGTGCTGCCAAAACATATGATGAGTATCAAAAACTTTGCGGATTCATCCAAGGTCTGGAGTACGCAAAGCAATTAATCTCAGACCTTGCAGAACGTATGGAGAAGGACGATGAGTGAACTACTGATTGGAACAGAACCTTTACCAGAAAAGAAAGCTAAACAGATACCAAACCCGTCCGGGTTTCATATTCTGTGCATGGTTCCTGAAGCAGAAGACAAATTTGATAGCGGGATTATCAAGGCGGATGCAACCGTATTTGCCGAAGAACGCCTGACTACCGTCCTGTTTGTCATGGAATTGGGGCCGGATTGCTACAAAGACGAAAAGCGATTCCCAACTGGCGCTTGGTGCAAGAAAGGTGACTTTGTTC